CCATGCGATGTTCACGGAAACGGTCTTGCAAGGTGCGGTCAACGATGTATTCACCATCTACATCTACGCAGTTTCAAGCGGTGCAAGTATCACGATTTCAGCCCTTTCATTCACCGTACACACCCTATGAGCAAGTCAACGCAGCACTTTACCCAATGGTTGGGGATAGAACACAAAGTGCCAGTTATGCTGGAGAACCGCTCCGGCAAGTACATCACCTACGGCTTTGCGAATGAGTACCCATACTATCTACTTGACAACTATCGCAGGTCCTCAAAGCACAACGCTATTGTCAACGGCAAGGTGAACTACATTATGGGCGGTGGCTGGCAGGCAGGCGACAACCTGACCGTCGAACAAGAGGCCCGGTTCATCAAGTTTTTTGACGGAATGTCAAGCACCGAGGACCTCAACGATATCACCGAGAAACTGGTCCTTGACTTGGAACTATTCAACGGCTTTGCGGTCGCAGTTACTTGGTCCAAACTTGGCACGATCGCCAAGATGGAACACGTCCCGTTTGAGAAAATCAGGGTGGACAAGGAAGAAAAGATGTTCCAAGTCGCTGACTGGTACAACGACGATATGATGCAGTTGTTCCCCAAAGTAGGCGACATCGAGAAAATCCCTGCATTCGACCCGGAGAACCGCCTTGGAAAGCAGTTGTTCTACTATCGGGTTTACGCAGCTGGCGTGAAGCACTACCCGCTCCCAGAATACATCGGAGGGAATGCTTGGATTGAAGCAGATGTGCAAGTGGCGAACTTTCACAACAACAACCTTCGCAACAACTTTTGGGGCGGTTACTTGATAAACTTCAACAACGGCATCCCGACTCCCGAAGAGCAGGGCGACATCGAGCGTCAAATCAAACGCAAGTTCAGCGGTACGGACAACGCTGGTCGCTTTGTTGTAACCTTCAACGATGATGCAGCCAAGGCCCCGACGCTTGAACCGCTGACTCCTAGCGATATGGACAAGCAGTTCGAGATACTGAACAAAGCCATCCAACAAGAAATCTTTATCGCTCATCGTGTAACCAACCCAATGCTTTTCGGAGTCAAGACCGAAGGCCAATTGGGTGGACGCAACGAATTGGTCGAGGCCTACGAACTATTCAAGGCGACCTACGTCAACGACCGGGTCCGCAAAGTGGAGCGGATGATTAACTACTTGGGATCCTTCAACGGAGTCGAAGGGATGGAACTGATACCTGTGGAACCCATCACGGAGCGACTAAGCGAGCAAGCCCTCTTGCAGATTATGACACAAGACGAACTGCGTGAGAAAGCAGGTCTGCAACCTTTGGAGAAACCTGCTGACGTGGTTGGACCTAATCCCCAACCCGACGAGCAACCGCAAGCCGTGGAAGCCTTGCAGAGCAACGACAACATCAAGAAGTTGTCAGGCCGAGAGTATCAAAACCTGATGCGAATTGTCAGGCAGTATATGCAGGAGAAAATCACGCTGGAGATGGCTCGGACCATGCTCTCGGCTGGCTTCGGTCTGTCATCCCAAGAGATTGACACGATGCTCGGAGTGCAGTCCCAAGAGTTCAGCGAACCGACTTGGGGCCAAGATGACGATGAGGACTACGGATGGGGCGAGGAAGAGTTCAAGGTTTTGGAAGTGGTTGCAAGCAAGTTTGGAAGCCATGCAGACGACTACCATGTGATGCACTCCAAGCCGATGCGGTTCGAAACCAACATCGACGAAAACATCCGCTTGGCCTTTGCCGAACTGGGCGAAGAAGAGAAAGAATTGGACCTGAAGATTGAAACCTACCGCAAGAAGAACCGGGATGCCAGCGTTGAAGAAATGGCAAAGGAGTTCGGGGTCAGCAAGGCAAAGGTCGCCAAGCGAGTCGCTTACCTAATCACAAAGGACCGCTACCCAATCAGCAGGGCCGTGGACAAGATAGCCGAGCAGAACCTTCCAAAGAATGTCAAGGAAGTCGCAGAGCCAGTCTTGGAGGTGCGCTACAAATACGCATGGGCCACAGGGTTCAGCAACAAGGACAAAGGTTCCAGCCGTGAGTTCTGCAAGGTCATGCTTGACTTAGCCGGGCAAGGCAAGGTTTACACGAGGGACGACATCGACGGGATTTCTGCGATTATGGGCTACTCCGTTTGGAACAGGAGGGGCGGTTGGTACCACACACCGAGCGGAGTGAATCGCCCCCAATGTCGCCATGTATGGGAGCAGCAACTCGTCATCCGCAAAGGCAATAAAATCAGCAAGGCATGAAGGCACTCTTTATAAGCGAAGAAACGCTGCTCGACAACTCAATCATCAACGAGAACGTCAGTTACACCCAAATCCGTCCAACGGTTGTCAAGGTCCAAGAGATGCGGATTCAGCCTATCGTTGGCTCTCCGTTGTATGGGGAATTGATTACCCAAGTGGTCAGCGGCTCAACGTCTGCCCTGAACCAAACGCTCTTGGAGGACTACATTCAGCCTGCAATGATTCAATGGCTCTACTACGAGTTGCCGATGGTCTTGGCCTTTAAATATATGAACAAGGGGATGGTCCGCAGGACAAGCGAGGAAAGTTCCCAAATGAGCATGGAAGAGATTACCCGACTGACCGACAAAGTGAAGAACGATGCCGAGTGGTATTCCGAACGCATTACCCGCTACCTGATGGAGAACCGCAACTCCTACCCTCTTTGGAATTCGCCTCCTTCTGCTTTGGATACCATCTACCCGAACGCAACCAACTACCGAACTGGGATGGTCTTGGACCGCAACCGAAGAATGGGAATCAGCAACTTGGACTACCCCTACCCCTACGGACAATTCGGGGCTTGTAACGACTGCTAACGATGGGCGCACACAAGAAGAACATACTGAAACTGCAAAACTATGTCTTGGATAAAAATCAAGCAAGCCCTGCTGGACCTTGCAAATGCTCATCCTCAGGTCAACTCGTTCGGGACGGGCGACCCGCTTGCAATCGGAACGGACAACACCATCAACCTGCGAACCCCAAGCCGTGAGAGGATTGTTTACCCGTTGGTGTTTGCGGACGTTCAGTCTGCAAGTACTGACGCTGGTACTTTGGACTTGGTGGTTGGGGTATATTTTAGTGATAGAGTTGAGTCCATTAAGCCGATGGGCGGAGTGGTTTCGGGAAGCCCTACGCTGGGTTGGCAGGATAACGAGGATGAGGTCTTAAGCGACCAGTTGCAAATCGCACAGGACTTCATATCATCGCTTACAAACGACCCGAGCGAGGACTGGACCCTTAGTACCACCGTGAACCTTACAAGGTTTGTAGAGAGCCGAGATGACCGCACCGCAGGGTGGCAGGCGACAATGACTTTTGAAATCCCTTACGGCCATTCGGTTTGTGAAATTCCGACTTAAAAGACATTTACAATTAAACGCTAAAAAATGCCTACACCCATATTGCAACAAATGCTCGGCCAAGGTGGTACGATGGAGTTTATCAACGGAACCGTTACCGGGAAAAACTACGACTTTCTTGTAGTCAACACCGCTGCGACTTTCACAACTTTAACGGGAACTGGAAGTGAGAACCTGCTAACCGCTTACAACTTTTCGGGGGCTTCTATTTCCGCTGGCATCGTTATCAGCGGTCGCAATGGAGGTAAGATTACGGCCGTTACTCCATCCGCAGGTTCCGTCATCGGATTTACATTCCTGTAATGCTAATCGGCTACGGCTACGGCTACCCGACAAACATGCTCCAAGGTGGAGTCGCTGCTGGGGTGTGGGCCTTGTTCAACGCAAGGGCAACCGCTGACGGTGCAACCGCTGCCGAGGCTGCCGTGGATGGATGCCTCTTTAATCGCTTTGCAGTTATTTACAACTTCTAAGAATGCCGACACCATCGCTAATCCTTGTCCCTGCTCGATTTAAGACGGGCAAACTCTACACACCCTTAGCAACGACTTCGGGCGGTGTGGTATTGGGTGCATCGGGGGACTTCAATGTTACCCGGGCAACTACGGCAACAAGGGTCAACGCAAGCGGATTGATTGAGGTCGTGGCTTCGGGGATTCCGAGGTTGGACTACTACACCAGCGGAGGAACGGCTGGATGCCCTGCTCTCTTGGTGGAGCCGAGTGGGTCCAACTTGGTCGTTCAAAGCCAAAACTGGCTTGCGAGTGGATGGCGTTCGGATGCAACGGCAAACGTTACAACCGTGTCAGCAACCACGGGAACACTTGACCCGTTAGGTACGAACACGGCCAATGCAATCAGTCCGACAAGCGGTAGCACAACGCACTTAAAGGTTGGAAGCGATGGCTCTACAAATTTTACAAGCGGAACAGTCTATACATCAAGTGCTTTTTTTAAGCAGGGAACAGGCAACGCCGGAAGGTATATTCAAATTGCTTGGCCAGCAACAAGGTTTGCTGCGAACACCTTTGCGAATTTTGACTTGGAACTCGGAACGGTTGCCCTTGTAACTGGTTCGACTGTAACGGCAGGGATAGAAAATTATGGGAATGGTTGGTATCGATGCAGGTGCACGAACACTTGCATAAGCACTGGCACGAACAATGGTATATCCATTGCGTTAATTGAAACAAGCGGAGCGACAAGGCTTCCAACCT